ACCAATGGTTTTTACCATTTTTTTCATTTTCGTTCTCCTTAAATTATACGCCAACCATCTCTAAACAATAATCTTACCGTTTCATTGGAAACTTGTATGATGCAGTTTTGATATCCATCGATCAATGTTCCATCATCTGTAGTAATTGTAATTTTACGATTACCCAGTGGTGGTTTCATTTCAGCTTTAACAATAATAACTTTACCCTTTACAGGATTTGTTGGTAATGTTATTGTAGTAGCTTTTTCTGCATCAACACCAATATAACAATCATCTTCAGCAACGTTGTAAGATTCGCTTACAAGTGTAGCATTTAAAATACAGTTTGAATCGTCTTCTCCTGTGACGGAAATAAGACCATCCTCTGTTACTTCAATTCCGCTGCCGATTTGAACAACACCTAACTGATTCTTTGAAGCAATCTCAACATCCAAAGATACTGGCAATACACCAGTTGGTTGTATGGGAGATGGCTCAGGATTCTGCTTTAATGCTCTTCCAGCAAGGACTGCATTTGGCGGTCTAGTGTAAGACATCTATTTCTCCAATTAAATAATATTCCACTTACCATTACGGAACACAACTGAGAGACTTGCATAGCTAGTCAATGTTTTTGTCGCAGTTCCATCAATAAATTCAGCACCAGTACCCTTTACAGTTGTGTTACCAGATGCAGCTTCATTTTTAATAATGTATGTTTTGCCAACAACACCTGCAGGTAATGTAATTAAAGCAGGGGTGGCAGTAACACCAATATATTCATCAGTGGCTGTTGCTGTGTAGTTTGTAGCAGTTCCAGTTGTTTTAAGAATACCTTCAGTTGCTGCAGATATTGTTACAACACCACTTGCAGCAGATAAACTAATGTTATCTCCAGCTAGAAGTTTGTAAACAACTGGTGTTCCATTGAGGGTTATGGCAGTGGTTGCATCAATCTCATCAAATGTAACATCAGATGTAATTTCAATGCTTTGTGGAATGGATATGATACCATTTAAATCAACGTTAATATTGGATCCAACTTGAAGTTGACCAAGATCAGTTGTCGTTCCTATTGGGACTAGATATGACATATTTTATCCTTATAAAATTTTCCACTCAACACCAGAATACACTAGTGCCAATGAACCATATGGGACGTTGATAGTTGCAGTGGCTGCGCCATCAATAGTTCCTGCTGCTGGAGTAATGGTGATTGGATTTGGATTATTTGCCAAACCCAACCCATCTTTAATATTAAATACACGACCTGTAACTCCAGCTGGTAGTGTCACTGCAACTGGTACTTGTGGGGTTACTTCAACTGAAACTACATCATCATCATTAGTCACTGCTACTGGAGTTGTGGTTGCAATACGAACTGCCAGAGTTTGTATGCCAGTTGCTGATATGGTAATTTGATTTGAACCTGTTCCCGATGTCGGCGAAACAGAAATACCTGTTCCCGCAAGAATCGAGGTAGGATTATTTGAATAAGACATATTGTTTCCTTAATCTTTTAGAGCTTAATGTTTAACAAAATCAGAAATCATAATACCGAGAGAAACTGCAGAAGATAGCAAAGCAAATGCTGCTGTTGTAATAGTCTTGAGAATATAAGATCGCAGATCGCTTTCTCTACTTTCAAGTTTAATCTGTCTGTCTTCAATTTCATCCATACGTGATTGAATGGAATCGTGTCTCTGACGAGAAAGAATTACATGGGCAGCAAGATTCTCGCCCTCGATGCTCTCTGGAGATTCAACCTTAGTTTTGGTGAAGATTAACATCACACAATACTCCACGCATCTCCATTAAAGATTACGGTGATGCTACCAAACGATGTGTTAATAGTGGCAGTGCCAATATCAACATTTTCACCTGTTCCTTGAACTATAATTGGTGTTGTTGGTGATGCATTACCATCACAATCCTTAATGATATACACAGTTCCCGTAATTCCAGTTGGTAGTGTAATAACTACTTGTCCTGCATGAGTTACACATAAAAAATAATCTGCAAGTGTAGCAGTATACTCTGGTGTGGTGACTTCAGTTACAGGAACTGGACTTGGTTTTGCATAGTTAACGACATTGATAACATCGTTATCATTACCACATGCTGTAGTAGGTAAAACTGGGAATGGTGGGAATGGTGGAAAATAAACCAATGGATTAATTCCCTGATATTGACTTTGATCCATACAAGCTCCAAACACACCCACCGAAGTGGGTGTTTGTTAGATTATCTAATGTTAGTGTTGGTGTTAACTGGGTTAGCAGTTAGAGTACCAGAACCTACATTGATTGCTTCATTGTTGGAACGAATAGATTGTGCAAGACCCCAGATGGCATTGTATAGGTGGCCATACTGTTGTTGTTGCTGCTGTTGTTGTTGCATCTGATTGATGTTGTTAGTTGTAGTCACTTCAACACCACGAGTGCGTTCTGCTGTATCGAAACGTGCTTGTAAAGCAATTACTGCTGCGTTAGCATCAGACAACTGACGATTCAATGTTGCTTCGTATTGAGCAGTAATCAATGCACGAGTTTTGTCGCCATCATTGTTGATGTCTTGTGCCAACTGGTAACGATTTTCCATTACTTGTTGCTGAACACCATTCAACTGCTGAGCAAGAACCATAGTACCAGAGTTAACTGCTGCTTTAGTGTCATCAATACGATTCGCAAGTGATGAAGTCACATTGTTCAGTTGACTTGTAATACCGATAGTTTGAGTTGCTTGGCTCGCTTCCATTGCTGCTGTACCAACTGCTACTGCTTTATCAACAGCACCAACTGCTTGCATCAATGACATGTTAGCCGTTACTTGCTCTGGTGGTGAACGAAGAGCTGCACCTGCTGCTCCACCATCTGCGCCGAAGAGATTTCCGTTGTTGCGTAGTAGAGAACCGAGGATAAGACCACCGATTAAACCACCACCTCCACCGAAAAGACCATCGTTGCTGCCACCCATTAACATACCTGTTGGGGATAATACTTCTGCCATTTTACTTCCTTTAAAACTTTATGAGATTTTACTACAGTGGTAGGGATACCACGTTCTAGCATGATGAATTGACGTCATTCAATGGGAAAGGTCGTGAACCTCGCCCTCTAGAACTACTTATAAAATGTAAGTGGAAAGTTTTACTTCAGGATAAAAAGTAGTGACGACTCACTATTTTTATGCAGCGAAGGAAGAACCGCATCCGCAAGTTTGCTTTGCGTTGGGATTTGTGATTTTGAACGCTTGTTCAAATGCTTTGGTTTCATAATCAACTGTTGCACCAGTCAAATATTGCATGCTCATATAGTCTACGACTACATTGTCTATAAGAAAATCATCTTCTTCTTTGTCTGAGAATTCAAACGTGTATGAATATCCAGAACAACCACCACCTTTAACAGCGATGCGAAGATAACTTTCTTGATTTTCAGCAAGTAAGTCTGTGATTTTGTTTATTGCGTTTTCTGTAACTGTAATCATTTACATGAACACTTTAGTTCGTAGTCTTTAACTGCTGCTTTAATTGCATCTTCTGCTAAAATCGAGCAGTGAATTTTAACAGGAGGTAGTGCAAGTTCGTCAGCTATCTGGCTATTTTTAATTTGGGATGCATCTTTGATAGACATACCCTTAACCATTTCTGTTACCAGCGATGACGAAGCAATTGCACTTCCGCAACCATATGTTTTAAACTTGGCATCAGTAATAATACCATTATCGTCAACCTTAATTTGGAGTTTCATTACGTCACCGCATGCTGGTGCACCAACCATTCCAGTTCCAACTGTTGGGTCGTTTTTATCCAAAGAACCCACGTTGCGTGGATTCTCGTAGTGATCGATAACTTTGTTTGAATATGCCATAAGAACTATTTATAACTTCTTATGTGTTCTATATGCAACTGGCTTCATTCCAACGGAATTCATACTATCAACACGACTTTTATTATTGATAGAAACAAAACTAGACAAATGAGACGCACCCAGTTTTTTACTGGATTCTTCTAAAACTTTATAGCATAGTTTATTCACACCCTGTCTACGATAATCTTTATGTGTGAAACTTAGAATTATCCAACCACAGTTTATGTCAGGTTTATACTCCCAAACAATACCACCTATAACAACCCCATGTTTTTCAACCCAAATAATTCTACTATCATTGTTAAAGGTAATAAATGGAACTGCCAAATTAGATTGTATTAACTCAGCATATGTAGTTAGAACTAATGGCAAAGCAGGAGTCATTGCCAATTTTTCTGATGAGTGCACAACGAAGTTCTCGTTCATTTTAATAACCCTATGTCTTTCCTGTAACGATATTGCCCCAAATATTGATTATCAAGATAATCGTAAATAATTTTACTGGCTTTTTCTTTGGTTTCTGATACAGCAGTCAATACTCCATGTTTTAATCCATCAGCAAAATGATCTTTACTATATGTTATATTACTTGGGATATCTTTTAAATCTGGTAAGTCGTAAGCTGGGATTGTCCAGTCATAGTGTTTATTAATTAATGAAATAGTTACAGCTTGCTTACCATTAAATTTAATTTCTGGTAATCTATAATCACAGCTAGCATCAAGAAATAATCTTGCTAGATCGTTCTCTATACACTCAACCATCACCTGCAATTCTGGATCACCACTTCTGGTATTAATCTCCAGAATCATCGGAGTTCCATCTTTTCTAACACCAATTCCCAAGAATATAAACCCACGATACATAAGATTCAATTTCTTGAAATGTTTGTAAATTTTATCAGCGTATTCGTGAACAATCTTATCAACGTCTTGAGTTGAATATGCGCCACAACTTACGGAGTTATACCCCACATCGCCATCATCAATTTTCTTATAATCTCTGGCTGCTCCAAAGAATCTCCAAGAATTATAATTGAACAGCGCATGATATGAGTATTCTCTTTCCAACTCAACAAATTCTTCAACAACAACACTCGCATTATCTTTTATATGATACAGACTTTTACCGAACAAAGAGTTATAAACATCTTCTCTATTTTCTTCAGTTACAATTACAGTCTGTCTACCATAAAAATATGCGTAGTTGACTTTAACTACGAATGGTGTTTTATAATTTCTAAAATTAGTTTTTAGTTCTGCACCATTAACAAGTTCACCATTTGGCGTTGGGATATTTAAAGATCTCAACATCTTTTTGGTGACAAATTTATCATTCTCATACTCTGTGCATTTATTATTAACAAAGAAATATGGTATTTTATTATTTGTTAAAAGTGTATGAACATAACTGTCTCTACAAACAGGAATACCAGAAGCCATCACAAATTTTGGTATAGTTGTCAATTTAAGTGCTTGGTCGTAGAAAACTTCTACACTATGTCCTTGCTTTTGAAATTTTGAAGCAAGATGGTCATAACTAGAAGATTTGGAAATAAGTGCAATATTCATATCTTAACTATAAAATTTGGTTTCATTCTTCCGATTAAGTATTCGTGTTTAAATTGTTTCATGGCATCAGGTCTACCTTTAGAATCATAAGTTATGTATTCTGGTAGTTGCTGAGCCAAATAATCTATACCACGACTCCACATGCTCAATTCTTTTTTCATACTGGGGTTAGTTTTAAACCATATATCAAATTCAGTATTAAACCAACTCGTAGATTTATTTACTTGGAACCAATTATCATCCCAAGTTGTATATATTAAATTTCTAAGAAGCTGTTCTTGATGCGTTCTGACTGTGGCGAATGTGCTTGATTTCCAATACTGCTGAAATTTTGGATTAGTTTCTAACCAGCGTTTAACCGTATGTGCTTGTTTAGCTAACATCGGTAGAGTTTCTTTGCCCCAGTAGAATAACTCTGTTGTTAAATTGGTGTAGTCTTGATTGAAGTCATTGATAGTTGTAATGTTTACAACTGAGTCTGGGAAATAGATATAGAAATTGTTGTCACCTTTGATTACCAACTTTGGTTTATCAAGACCAACTATCAATCCAATCTTTAAGTTTTTATCGAATTGATTCTTCATTTCACCAAAATGGAAATAGTTGTATCTGAATAGTTGACCAATAGAAAGGTGATCGTTTCTATGAAGAACCCAATCAACATCATCAAACACATTCATTGAATTGAGGACTACTTGACTTACATCGAGAACTGTTATCTTAGTCCCTGGACATTTTTCTCTAATGTATTTTAATCTTGGAACTGCTTGGAGATCGTGTTCTGCAGCAAAGTTCCAACTGTCTTTAACATTTGGATCTAATACTGTAGTTGATTTTGTTGCTGACGTGATATGGTTAGTTACAACTTCATCAATATGCAATCCTTGACGAATGAAACTTTCAAGAATATTATTTGTGTCTGAACCACCAGAGAAACTCAAGATAATATAATCATACTTCTCTCTGAGTTCTCTGGCTCTTCTATCATACAACTGGTCAAGTGTTTCTAGTGGCTCGATATTCCATGGGAATCTTGAAAACTCATCATTATGAAAAACCCACTCAACAGGTTTGTTTACAGTCTTACCATAAAGGCAAGCATCAACCTTTGATGAAAACTCAATACCACCGCAAACATAATAACCCAAGTTTTTGTTAATCACACTATCACCAACTTATAATGTTCGTTGCTAAACTAATCCTCGTTTCATTCGATTTATTCTGCTCTACCATGTGACCAACATATCCTGGGAACAATATCAGTTTTCCAGTTTTGGGTTTTATCCGTTGATATTTAATTCCATCAACTTTGTGTTCAGAAATTCTATCCCATAGTGGAGCATTTCTTGGATCAACTAAAAGTAAGTCGCCACAGTTTTCTGGAGTGTATATGTAATATACAACTGCCATAACTGTGTTTCCATGATCGTGTAATGGTATATATTCGTGCTGTTTCTGACGATTAACCCATCCTCTTGTTAATTGCGGATTGAATTTAAAATATGGGTTGAATATATTCTTAGTTGATTCTTGAACTACTTTAAGAATCTTTTGTCTCAATATAGAAATATTCTGTGTTTTCGTGTCCCATATATTAAAATTGTATGGCGAACCAACAACCTGTATATTTGCAATTTCTTGTAACAGTTTATTATTAAATTGATCGTCAAACCCAGTCTCTACTTCCCAGACTGGGGTTGACCACCATTCATGTTTTGTTACGCTCATTAACTATTCAAAACTTTAGCAGCAGAATTCATCACAGCAGCAATACGACCGATATCACGAAGTTGTTCTACTGTATAACCTTCCTTCTTCAATGTCTCATAATGTGCTTTAACGCAGAAGTGACACTTACCAACGATTGAAGCAGCAAGTGAGTATGCTTCGAATCTGGCTTTGGTAGTTCCACCATGTGTAGCGATTGCGTTCATGCGTAGTTGAGCAGGTAGACCAGCAAGTGCAGGATCGTCAGCCATCTCAACATATGGATACCATACATTGTTCTGAGCCATCAGACTTGCAGCTGTCATAGCTGCATTAGCATCAGCAGGTGCATCGGCAAGCAACACACCCAGTAGTTTACCATTACCTGTAGCAGCCAATGCAGCAACAGCACAGCCCATTGCTTCATCAACAGGTAGAGTGCTACGCAAAAGGACTGCGTCCAAGTTTAACTTGGTGTCCTTTGCGTAATCAGGTAATGCTTCTTTGACTGTGTCAATGAAAGCCATTACAGAGTCTCCCCACCCACAGTACGATTACATGCGCATAGTTCGCCAGTCTGAAGTGCGTCAAGAACACGCAATGTTTCTTCAGGTGAACGACCTACGTTCAAGTTGTTTACAGTGATGTGTTGAATCTCATTGTTTGGATCTACAATAAATGTAGCACGTAAAGCTGCGCCAGCAGGTGCATAGAATACACCGAGTTGGTCAATCAAAGATTTATCCCATTCACGCTGAGTATCAGCAAACTGGATATGTTTAATCTTAGAAAGATCTGGGTGTGCTTTCTGCCATGCCAGTTTACAGAACTCGTTATCTGTAGAACCAGTTAATAGAACTGCATCACGATCTGCAAAATCTTGGAATAACTTATCATATGCAACGATCTCTGTTGGGCATACGAATGTGAAGTCTTTTGGATAGTAAACGATTACTTTCCACTTTCCTTCGAATGATTTTTCTGTAATATCAAAGAACTGATCGCTGCCTGGATTAACACCAGTGACAACGAATGGCTCCAATTTATCTCCAACTGTCTTCATTAAAACTCCTTATAGGTTAAAAAATAAAATATACACTATTACTTAGTCATTGAATATATCAATTATATAACTTTTTTATATAAAATTTTTCAATGACGATAATTTATAAAACCGATCACGAAACTTTTTCGAGTTCGATACCACATTTTTCTAAAAAGTCTAAACCGATGGTATCTCGATATGAATGTCTGTAGTAGACTTTTTTGATTCCTGCACCATGAACTAACTTAGCGCAATGGATACAAGGAGCATGAGTACAGAATAGACTACTGCCATTTCCGCTCTCGCCATCACGTGCCAATTTAAGAATAGCATTCGCTTCAGCATGAATTACCTCGTCTTTCGTTTTAGTTACAACACCACCATCCTCATGAACCTCAACGATCTCTTCGCATTCATTAGTCCAACCAGATGGCATACCATTATATCCGATTGAGATAATGCGATTATCTTTAACAACACACGCACCGACCTGCAATCGCTTTGCACTGGACAGCTGAGCAAATCTCTCAGCTGTATCCATAAATGCATCAATCCACTTTTGTTTCATTGTGTGCTTTCATTGCAGTTTCTATAATATTCAACTCTGCAGGTTCTTTCAAACCTCTCCAGAAAGCAATAGGATCTTTGGGTTTCTTGTTATCGATTGTCCACTTCTTACCATTCCACTTTGCAAATTTGTAGAATGGCCAATTGTTGTTTTCTTTTGTTTCGTAGTAACCGACCTGCTCAGGATTAATCTCAACAGGATACCATTCAGTAACAGTTTCCTCATACGCTTCGTTCTCTGCTTCCATCTGCAGTTCTTCCTGGCGACTATGATAGTAGTCAATTAGACCAGTAAAATCTTTAATTTCTTCAGGGAGTGCTTCTAGAGATTCAAGATCGTCCATGTTATATTCATATTGATCGTCTTCACCATCTTCCCACTTACCGCAGTATCCCATACCACCTTCATGATAAACAGCATCTACGTGCCAGTTATTTTCAAACAGGAATTCATACAATGCAATCGGTGGTGCCCATGCAGTTTCAAATGAGATCCAAACAGTTTCATCATCATAACGATCCCAGTCAATAACAGAAATATCCCACTTGGTTCCCCAGTAGTTTACATTCCACTCATACCAATTTTCTTCTTCAGATTCTGGACGTGGACGTAGATGTTGGAAAACTTGTTGATTGTCTTTATCTTCCAAGACAGCAACAAGAGCATCAATGTTCTCTTTACTCGAAGTTAGAGTTGCAGCATTATCACACCAATTAGGCATTTTGGTCACCTTTCAAAAATTTCATAATAAAATTATACAGGAAAACTACAATTTTGTCAAGTATAGTTTTCTTAGTTGCAAACCTCGCAGTTAAGCTGTGGCTCCACTTGCTGGAGCCTGAGAGTTTTTTGCTTTCTTTTCCTTCGTAGCTGGTGCAGGAACAGTGGGGAAAAATTCAGAAACTAATTTCTGTGTAATCTTTGGATACATCTTGGTAAGTTTCTGATCTTTAATTGCAAGAATCAATTTAGATTCGAATGGATGCAATCCTTCAAGGAGTTGAATGAACAATGATTCTCTGCGCACTTTATTTAAGTCTGCACGACAGAATACATACAACTTCTTAGCTTCCATATGCAAGTTTGCTGGACTCATGCCGATGGGTGCAGCGTCTTCTTTGAAAGGAGGATCTCCCTCAGGTAGAAAGAACTTCTTGTTGGGGTCAAACGCATGCTCAAAAATCAAACGCAGTGCACCATTATCTTTATATTTTGTAATATTAACTGGATTATCATTGATCTCAGTCAACATCTCAGTAACTAATTTTGTAGCCATTAAAAATCCTCCAATTCATCTAATAGTAAACGACATTTATTGGCGATTAAATAATTCATTATCGTCATCTTGTCGGATGTCGTTTTATAATCCGCATAGGTATCTATAATTTGCTTTGACACATCGTCAGGAATAAATTCAAAATCAACCAGTGTTTGATTGCGATGCCAGTTGCGACGTTCCTCATCTGTATTACATGCAACAGGTTTCTGTCTTTCGCCTTTGAGGAATACATCATCGTTGCTCAGAATGTTTGGAATACCATCGTCACCTGCTTTAACGATATGCGTAATGGTTTTCTCGTGCAACTCTTTCTTAGTTGCTTTAACATATTTCTTTTGGATAGGTGACCACTGAGTTACATTATCATATTTTTGCAGCTGGATAAAGTCACCATCTGAAGATACAATCAAAATTTTCTGTGGTTCTTCCACTAATCCTTGCTGAACCAGTGCGTTAGTTTGACACCACTTAGCCATTACTGCGATAATGTCGTCAGCTTCTGCACGTTCCAGATGTAAAACTTTGTATGGGAAGTTTTGTGCGATCTCATCACGAATTTGCGACAGCGTATCAAAGATTAAAGTCCAATCCAGATCGCTATTGTCACGTGCTTTCTTACGATTACACTTGTAGTTGGGAAAGAACTCCCTACGCCAATACTTGCGACCATCACAACAGATAACCAACTCACCATACTCTTTGCCATATTTCTTTTTGTATGACTTGAGTGTTGAGAGTGTTACGTGGCGAATCAGATTTTTAATCTCAGACTCGCTACCTTTCAACTCACGTTGGAATGATAAAATGTTACTCAGAGCTACCTGAGAATAATCAACTAAAATCATTAAAATGCTCCAAGTAAAATGCAGTCTTCATTGAATCGACCATTCGGTACTGCTGGTTTGGTCTTTAGTGTTTTGATTGCACTGTTCAATGCACGTTTACCCAACGACAACCCTTTGAAGAATTCTTCGGGTTTGCGTAGAGTCATACGCTTTGATTCTTTAATATCGAAACCGATGATGGTAGTTCCCTTAACTGATAGAGTTCCACCATTCTCACCTTTGTATACACCAACATGTTTGTATTTGGTGTTGTAGTACCAGACTTCGGTTGAGCCGATGATACTTGCTGGGTTCACAGACTTTAGATTAAGTTCTGCAAAATCTTTGAGATACTTCATCTTCGCTACCTGCTTACCTGCAGGTACTTCCTTACGTTTACGTGGAGCACGATTAGCCTTAGCAGTCTGAACCATCTGGTTACAGTCAGCAATAATATTATCAACAAACTCCAAGAACTTCTTGAGTTCACGCTTGGTAAAGTTTGAGTATCCTTCAACAAGTTGCTCGTCATCACCTGCGATTGCTTCACGCAATTCATCTGCTGTTGGCACGAACAACTCCCCGATACGTTTAGCAATCGGTGCTGCTACCTGTTGTGCAAGTAGATAGTTTTTAGCTGAGAAGTCAGACTTACAACCACCCAACACGAAGTCATCGATGGCACCTTCGATCTCACCAGCGAGATCGTGTGCTTTCTCATCCATTCTTTCCTGAATAGAAATTACATTGGTAGGGGTTTCTTCTTTTTTAACGATAACTTCTTTCTTGACTTCTTTCATCGCAGTCAGTTCTTTGATGCGATTCTCAAGAAATAGTAGATGATTTTCTGCTAGTTGACCACCACGATCGCTGATGCGTGCAAGGATGCCAGCATAACGAAAATGTTTCTCGTCAATCTTCAGAAGTTGTGCTGCGAGTTTCTTGTTTGATTTTGCAACATGACTGATAAGCCACTTCTTCTTATCTTTGTCGTCGTTGTTGTAGTTGTAGTAGTTGAGTATCTCAAGAAAACTGCTGTTATACCTAGCAGAGTTTAACTCAGGTTCACTACCATTAACTTTTGCAATAAGTTCTTTACGTTTCGCTGTATTC